ATTGATTTACCAACACCTTCTAATAATCCCTCTTTCTTTTTAGATTTGTCTTTTTCATCTTGTAATATCTGTTTTCTTTGTGCTTCTCTTTGTATTGACTTTTCTCTCTCAGCGTCATTTACTAATATTTGAGAAACACGATTAGTATTTAATATAACGACGTTTTTTAATAATACTATTTCCCTTGAGTTTTTTTGTATTTGCTTGGCAAGAGGATCTGATCCTTCCCTATTAAAAACTTTATTTGCATTTATCTTTCTTCTCTTTAAAATAGGGCTACCACCAACACCACCTCGCATTGAAGTCATCTTATTACTAAAATTTTCATATGCTGGAGAGTTATCCATTACCTTGTTGTCTTTGTTTTAAGTTTTCTTCTTCAATATATTGTTCTAAAAGAGCAATATATACATCTTTTTCCCATGGTATCATGTTTTCAATCTCTGTTAATGAATATTTATGGTGCTGCATCAAAGCAAAGTTAATCTTATAGTATGACTCTAAACTCGCATGAGCCATACCTACTCGAAAAAAGACGATAACCCTTCTAAAACGATATCACTTTTTACCTTTGTCTCTGGATTCGTCACTTTAACGGTATGAGACAATTTAGGCATGGTATCAAAGAAATTTTCAATCTCTTTAAATTGTTTTGAATTTAATTGATCCAAAAACTCAACCATTTCCTTTTTTGTACAATCCGCAGATGTCCAAGATTCTTCTTCATTGTATATTTGATCAATACATGAGATAATTAAATCAAATGACTCCTCAACTCCAATATTACCAGTTAAATCAAAATTACTTTTTATAAATTCTGATAATGAAGGATATTTCATTCTTAATACTAAATTATCATCTAATTTTATATCTTTGTTATGATCAGGATGTTTTTGAACTTTGATTTCATCAAGTGGAATCATCACAGGAACTTGTGTTTTTTCATCATCAGGACATGTAATGAGAACTTCGACATTCTCACCAACAGATTTTCCCCTTATATTTAAAAAGAGATATTCAATATCAAAAGTAGATAATTTATCAACCTTAATTCCTCTTGATAATATACAATTATTAATTACACTTTTAATTGCATTCGTTATCTGTTTCTGATCTTCAGATTCCATTGCAATAATCAATATCTTCTCCTCTTTAACTAAAAATGGTCGATATTTTATTTTTCGATCAGAAGAAGGTAAAACCAACTCATATGTCGGTGTTGCAATTTTTGGTAATGGCATAATGTTTATAGAACTTCAGTAGTTTTATTTATAGGACTTTTTTGAAATCCTGACAGACTAAAAATTTTGGGGAATTTTTTTTCCCCGATTTTTGAAATTAAAAGTCAATTTTGGTTTAGACTCTTGCCTTTTCAATGTTCTCACTCTTCTTTCTATTAAAAGAAAGACTTGTTTCTTCTCCTGCAATATATCTCTCATAACTGAACGTTACATTAGTTCTCAGCACATCAGAACTACCATACTGAACAGGAGTAGAAGAAAAATTAATTGGGAACAACCCAAAGAAAGTATATTCTATCTCTGAACGATAATCAACATTAAACTTTATAATTTTTGTCTTGTCACATTTATAACCTGCCGAACCTCTTGGATATCTCATTCGATAAAAATATCCCAAGTCAGTTTTCTTTAAAGGTGAAGTTGGTGACTTTTCTGATCCAGTTGCAACGTAATCTATCCAGTGTTCAAAAAACTTTATCATTTTATAATCTTTATCAACATAGAAATCAAGTGATAACTCTGTAAATATTCTTGTATGTGCGAATTTTTCTTGTACACCCGTAAAATTACCAAATATATCAGTTGTTGCAAGAGAACTACCTGGTATTGATGCTTGATTGCATAATAATCCAGCGTTCTCTGTTATAAATCTTCTATTTACCCCCTTTGTACCAAGAAACTGAAATAGGTCTCTTGATAGACCATCAAAGAACACCTGATAATGAGATGTTTGAGCTACATTAGTCAGTATTGGTTTGATATCAGCTATTTTCTTAGGACGAACCATCTAAATACTTTATATTTTGTCTTACTATCTATTTAGATGTCATATAAAGGTAGATATAGACCATCGAATCCAAAAAAATACAAAGGTGATTCATCTAACATAATATATCGATCACTTTGGGAAAGAAAATTCATGGTTTATTGTGATAATCAAACGAAAATACTTGAATGGGGAAGTGAAGAGATTGTATTACCCTACCGATCACCTATTGATAATAAAGTTCATCGTTATTTTCCTGACTTTTATATCAAAGTCAAAGAATCTAATGGTAAAATAAAAAGATACATTATTGAAATCAAACCTAAGAAACAGACAGTCGAACCGAAGATGAAAAAGAAAAAAACGAAGGGATATATCTACGAAGTCTATGAATATGCAAAAAATCAGGCAAAGTGGAAAGCAGCAGAGGAGTTTTGTAAGGATCGAATGTGGGAGTTTAAAGTATTAACTGAAGATGAATTAGGAATCAAGAAATGAATAGTTATCCCACCGATGATAAAGAAAATCGTGTGAGATCTGTAGTCTATGGTCTTATTGGCACGGAAGAAGCTGATGATATCATGATTGAGTTGATGGATAATTTAAGTACAACGGCAACATCATCTCCAAGTGTCGGAAGATATTATGTATTTGTTTACAGTGCCAAAACTCCCAACATCCAATACGATTCGAATCCATTAGTCGCAGTGACCGATGTATTTGAATGGGGTTTTCGTGGTATCAATCTTCATGTAGGTCAATATCGTAATTATACCTACAATGAACTGGTTGGACAACTATATGAAGTCAACTCATATGAGTTATCTGATGTAAGAGAACTGCCATTTGGAAAAATGCAGCTAAATAGTTAAAAAAAGATATAAATGTCAACTTATACCGTTTCAGGAATAACATATGATACTGCGACTGGTAGACCAATCAATCGTGATGGTGGTCTATTATTGGACAGTGAAATTAAAGCGTCTAGAAGATCTACTAATACAACTAATACAGGAAAAACAAGAAATAGAAAATTTAAATCACTTAGATATCCCGTGGCAAGATTAGAAAGTGATAGTGATTATCTTGAAATTAAAGTTCTTGAATATCAACCACCAGGATTTGAAACAAGTGGCACTGGACAATCTCTCCGACTACAAACAAGTTCAGAATCCTTAAAAAATAAAGAAATTATATTAGGTACAATTTTTCTTCCTATTCCAGAATCAATCACCGACTCAAATGGTGTGACTTGGGGTGAGGATAGTTTGAATGGACTTGCCGCTACTGGTCTTGGAATTGCTAAAGACTTAATGAAAGCTGACAGTATGGAGGAATTAAAGAAAGCAGGAAATCGTGGAGTTGAAGGTGTGAAAGATTTAATTAAAGATGATATGACCGCAGCTGCTATCAATTCAACCTTTGCATCAATGGCAGTTAATGCTTTAGGTGGTAACACTAGTGCTGCAGGTATTCTCGCAAGACAAACTGGAGCAATATTAAATCCAAATATGGAATTATTATTTGGTGGAGTTCAATTAAGACAGTTTAGTTTTAGTTTTGATTTCGCACCCAGAGATGAAAACGAAAGTATTGTAATTAAAAAAATCATTCGTGCTTTCAAAAAAAGTTTAAATGCAAAAAATAGTTCAACTGGTGAGAATAGCACTGGACTCTTTATAAAATCACCAGATGTATTTCAACTAACTTACAAAACTGGTGCAAAAAATCATCAGTTTTTACATAAATTTAAACCAATGGCACTCTTAAATATTGGAGTCAATTATACTGGTGCAGGAACATATGCCACTTATGACAATACCGCACCCGTTCATACAAAAATCGATCTTACATTCCAAGAGTTGAATCCAATCTACTCTGAAGATTATGATGTAGAAGAAGGTCTGGAGGGTACAGGATTCTAATGGGATACTTCAGAGAACTACCAAATTTACAATATCAATCACCATACTCAAATCGGATTTCGAGTGAGAGTTATATTACTGCAAAAAATATATTTCGTAGAATGAAAATACGTGATGATCTAAAAAATGTTTTTAGTGTTTTCAACAAATATGAAATTAATGATGGAGATAGACCAGACAACGTTGCGAAAGAACTTTATGGAAAATCTAGTTTTGATTGGGTAGTTTTAATCACAGCAAATATTGTAAATGTTCGTGATGAATGGCCACTATCAAGCAAGGAATTATATGACTTCACAGTATCAAAGTATGGTTTAACAAAAATTAATGAAGTCAGGCATCATGAAACAACCGAAGTCAAAAACAATCGTGGAATTGTT